ATCTGCGGTCATGTTTTCTGTCAGCTTGATGATTGCAACGGCTTTGTCGTTAAAATCGCCCTGAGCTAATTCTAGCGACGTCTGAACGGCTTCATCATCTAAATCCATGCTGGATAAATCCGCCAGCGCTCCGGTTATTTCATAAAGTTTCATTGCGGTTGCTCCAGCTCTGCTTTACGGCTTTCATATGCTGACTTAAACAGCAAGATGCCAGCATCATCGTTATGGCGCTTACACTTGCGAACATGGCCGGTGTAAACAGTGTTTAATGCGTTAAGCGTTTGCAGTGATGGATATACCAGCAGCTCTTTTTGTTTCCATGCGTCATACTCTAAACGCTGGCTGACAATCTCGGCGTCTTTGTCATCTGCCTTCTGTAATGCCAAATCGTTTTGCAGTTCAGCCAGGTAGCTTTGATCTTCCATCATGCCCATAAATACGTCAGCGTTAAAGCCAAGCTTTGACAGCGCCTTACTGACGGTGTTTGTCTCAACCTTCTTTGCAAAGTCGGTGTCAACATAACGCTTTTCACCTTTGCCGCGAGCTGCTTCAATTGCGTTGCTAAGCGGAAAATCGTAGCGCTTACCGTCTAAAACGTAAAAGAAAACCGCTTTATGAATCACGATGCCAGTCGCTTCAAAAATACTCATATCGAAATCAGACTGGCACAAACCAAAGCCAGCGCCATAAGCGCCGAATTGCTCAGTCGCGCATTTGAGCTGGTATTGTGGGCTAATGGCGGTGTAGCCGCCGCGCTGGGTGACTTTCTTGGTAAATTGCAAATCTGTTTGTTCGACAGCTTGCCAGAGTTTTAAGTTACTCATTATTTCTCTCCGTTGTTTTATTTGGTGTTGACTATATTAATCACTGCGTTTATCATTGTCAACACAACATAACACATAAGGGTAAATAAATGTCTAAGCAAATTGTTCATATGCGACTTGATTCTAATATTCGCGAGGCTGTAAAAATGCTGGCAAGCGAGGAGTACAGCGGAAACTTTACAGCAGCAATTGAGTGCCTACTGTCGCAGTCATTGCGATTAAGAGAAGTTGAAATCAATACTAGGTGGGCTATGTATAGCGCCGCAAAAAATGCCGCATCTCACACTGCAATGGATGATCAGCAGTACAACGAATACATTCGAACCCTAACTGATGGCTTGTTTATTTAGGTAATAAAAAAGCCCCGCTACTAGGCAAGGGCAGAAAGGACGAATCATTATGGCAAGAATCAGAACAGTAAAGCCAGAACTTTTTAGACATGAAGGGCTTTACGAGTTGGAGATAGAGACGGGATTACCGATAAGGATTTCATTTGCAGGATTATTTACTGCCTGCGACAGAGAAGGGAGGTTTAAATGGAAGCCGAGACAGTTAAAGTTAGATGTTTTGCCATTTGACAACATCGACTTTTCACGCGTTCTTGACGCGTTGGTCACGCGTGGATTTCTAGTGAAGTACGAAAATTCAGGCGAGCTTTTCGGGTGTATTCCGACATTTAAAAAGCACCAGGTTATTAATAACAGGGAAAGTGACAGTGAATTACCTTCTCACGATGATGAATATTCGTTAGTTGTTGAATTAGTTGAGAATTCCACGCGTCAGTCACGCGTCAGTCACGCGTCAGTCACGCCTCTTGTGCAAGATCAAGGGGAAGGGAAGGGAAAGGAAAGGAAGGGAAGGGAACAGGAAGGGAATGATATATGTCAGCAAGCTGACGACTTGACTGCAATCTTTGATTATTGGTGCAGCGTTATGAACAAGCGCGGAACAGCTAAGTTTACTGATGACAGAAGGCGAGCTGTCAAAGCAAGACTGAAGGAAGGCTACACGACAGTGCACATCATGCAGGCGATTGATGGTTGTTCGCGCTCTGACTTTCACATGGCTAGGGATGGGAAAAATACAACCGTTTATGATGACTTGGCTATGATTTGCAAAAGCGGATCACAACTTGAAAAACTAGCAATGAATATAGGTGCTGGCTCAGTGACTAGTGGAATCTTAAACGGCTATCAGGAGTTTGTTTCAAATGAATAAACAAGACAAGCAAGCTTTCGCTGACGGCTACGCGCTAACCTGCCTGGCCTACGAAAAGAAATTCAATCCAGAGCAGGCGAATCTTTATTTTGGTGACCTGTCAGAATATGAAGTCAGCCATGTTGTCAGCGCGATGACATCTCACAGAAAAGATCCAGATCGCGGCAGATTCTTTCCGTCAATCGCAGACCTTGTTTTTCAGATTAACAAAGCCAGCAAGCCTGTAGATGCAAAAAGCATTGCAGAGCTTGAGTGGTCAAAAGTGATTGCTGCAGCATCTCGCGGCGCTGTTTTTAAATCTGACAATCAGATTGCTATTGGATCAGTGCAGATGATTGGCGGTGTTCGGCTGGTCGGATATGCAGAGGCTCAGGAGCTTGCTAGATTAAAAAAGGGGTTTATTGATTGCTACCTTTCCTTGTTGGATTGCAAGGCTGAGCAGGTTCCAGAGCATTTAACAAACGCACAGCAATTAAAACAAATAAAAATGCAGGTGGTGAAGCGTGATTAATTCAATTGATTCAGAATGCGCCTTTGTTGGCTCTCTGATGATAATGGCAGAACAAAGGCCAATAACTGAGCTTTTCAAGCACGTTGCAAAGGTAGAGGAAAGTGATTTTTCAGACCTTGTTTGCAGTGTAGTTTATCGGTACATCAAGCAAATGGTGATGGCAGAGCAGCCTTTCGACGTTGTAAGCCTTCACGACAAAATAGAATCGTCAAAAATGCTTAATGGTGTTGAAATTAAGTTTTCAGACGTCGGTCAACTTGCGGCAAATCAACCTGGCTATGCAGCAATAGAAAGTCACAAGTCAAAGATTCTTGACTGTTCAATGCGAAGACATGCGCTAAAGGAAGTGTCGATGCTGATTGAGTGCATCGAAAGCGGAGATGATGTGGTGCAGTCTATTGGTTGCGCTGAGTCTGCAATGTCTGTTTTGCTTGGAAAAGCATCAAGCGATGATTCTGGATTGGTTCACATGAAGGATTTGATTCCAGAGTGGATTGCAGACGCAGAAGCGGATCAGCGGAATGAGCCTGTTGAGGTTGGTTTTACTTCCGGCTTTTCTGGTTTGGATGAAATTCTAGGAGAGAAACTGCTTAAGCCAAAATCGATGTTAGTCATCGGTGCGAATCCAGGTAAGGGTAAAACTTCACTGATGATTGCAATGTCAACGGCAATTGCTCGCCAATATCCGGATAGAGAGGTTCACGTTTACTCGCTGGAAATGCCGAAAGAGCAGATTGTAGATAAGCTCATGCTTCAAGCTGTCAACAACAAAAAACCTAAGTGGTGGGTTGATTCTGATTGGGGCATGATTGGAAATCAGATTGAAGTTTTTGCAAGCTCAAATCTTTATGTCTGCGATAAGGTTGGCTTAGCTGTAGAGCAAATCAAGGCCAACGCGCGCGCCCAGGTTGCGAAGGGGAAGCGCATATCGGCAATCTTTATCGACTACGCAACGCTTTTGAAGATGCCAAAGGCGGATAGGAGAGATTTAGCTGTTGGCCTTGTGTCTATGGCTTGCACAGCTTTAGCGAAAGAGCTTAACTGTCTGGTTGTCCTGCTGTCGCAGCTTAGCAGGGCAAACGAAAGCCGAGTAAATAAACGCCCTCAAAATTCGGACTTAAGAGATTCCGGACAAATCGAACAAGACGCGACTTATATTTTATTTCCTTACTACGACTATCTTTTTAATCCAGATAGCGATTGTGGGCCATTTGCAGAGCTTGGATTAAACAAGAACAGGCATGGAGCAACGGGGATTAGTTATGCAAAAGTCGTTAACGGCGTTTGGAATGACTGCGACCAGCAAGAGGCAAGAGCGAGGTTGTCTCAATGAGCTTTATTCCAGTAACAAACAACGAAATACCGGAGAAGTCAGACCAGATGGTTTGCGTAATTCTGTCAAACTACAAGAAACATAAAATACTTGCTCGGTTTGCAAAGAACATGAGCGCACCGGTGATGAGCTATAAACGAGTGGAGAGAAGATGATGAAAGATGTGATTGAATGCTCAGATAGACTACCAGAGATAAATAAAACTGTTCTTGTGTGGTCTTTGCTTGATTGGGAGTTTGGCAGGATTAATTCGCTTGGCTTTATGGAAGTCTATTTTGAAGGTTGCTGGCAGGAGCTTGATTTTACTTATTGGGCTGAGCTGCCAGAATATCCGGAAAAGCCAGATGAATAAGCAAAATTTCATAATCAGCAGCCGAGACAACCTAATAACAGCCTTCCGCTACGCTGAGCAGTTTGGATATGAAAAGGCTTATGCGGTTGAGGTGAAACCATTAACGCGCACTATTCGTCAGAACGACCTAATGTGGAGTTTGCTTACTGAGTTGTCACAGCAGATTGTTTGGCATGGCCAGAAGCTAACGCCGGACAACTGGAAAGACGTTTTAACGGCAGCGCTGAAACGTCAGGCGGTTGTTCCAGGTATCGACGGCGGATTTGTGGTGTTAGGTCAACGCACCAGCAAGATGACGGTTAAGGAAATGAACGAGGTCATTGAGCTGGCTTATGCTTTCGGTGCGCAGAATGGAGTGATTTTTAATGAAAGAAATTAGCGAAAAACTAGCTAACGAATTACACAAGCTTATCTGTGATGCAGAGCTGCAATCTGGATTAGCTTACAAAGCAGCAAAAAAAGGCGATGTAACATCAGCTCGACGTCACGCCATGAGCGCATCTGTATTTGCATTTCAGGCAAGAGTTCATCTTGATTGGCATATGTTTGATCATCTGGATTGTGAGCAACAGGCAGCGCCAGAGGCGATTGATGACTAAATGCAAATTTTGCAAAAAGCCAGCGACTAGCAAGTTTGGGTTGAATTATTTCTGTGACACGGAATGCGCCTACAAGCAAGCTAGAGCCAATCAAATTAAAAAGATAGACAAAGACGCAAGCGAGCGCAGAAAGCGCGACAGAGAGAAGCTCAAGCAGCTTAAGTCGCAAAAGGAATGGGCTTCTGAAGTACAGGATGTTTTTAACAAGATGCGAAGGCTTGAGGAATTACTGTGGTTCAAACAGCAAGGACTTGAACCAATCTGTATCAGTTGCCAAAAACCGCTAGGCGGTGACGTGTGGGCTTGCGGGCATTACAAAACTAGAGGCGCAAGAAGTGATTTAGCGCTTGAAAGGCTTAATACTCATCTGCAACACAACTTTGGCTGCAATAGCAATAAGTCTGGCGATGTTGACGGGCAGAAGATTGGTTATGCGCTGAGATACGGCAAAGAGCAGGCAGAAATAGTACTGGCTGACTTGGAAGTTAGGCGGGAAGTGCCAAAGCGAACGCCTAATGAGTGGGATGCGATGAAGAAAGAATTTAATGCGGAGATTAGACGTTTGCAAGCCTTGCTTTAGTGTGTAATAATTACATAAGCAAGCAAGGGGTGTGTTCATTATGAAATGTAAAATTGATGGTTGTGAAAGAGAGTGCATGTATCAGGCGCAACAGGTTTGCCAAAAACATTACTTTAGGTTTATGAGATACGGCACATACGATTTAACAATGAAACCTAGGAAAAGCAAAAGAAGTCACAGTGCTGGCTATGTTTGCTTGTTTATGCCTGAGCATCCGCTGGCAAACTCAACTGGCGAAGTTTATGAGCACAGGTATGTTATGTATGAAAAATACGGAGATGCCACGCCGCCTTGTGAGCTTTGCGGAGTTGAGACTAACTGGAATCCATATACAACGCACGTAGACCACATAAACAAAGTTAAAAGTGATAATAGGCCTGAAAATTTAAGAATTTTATGCAACCCATGCAACAGCAGGAGAGATTTAAACCCAGCCGATATGGATGGGGTTTTCACTTTGACAATAAACGGCAAGAAGAAAACAGCATATCAATGGGCTAGAGCAGCGGGGGCTAAGCACACCGGCAGCTCAATAAAGAGAAGATTTAAATCTGGAATGTCTGCGTTTGATTGCGTTTTCGGTCAAAATAAAACGCATCCTAAAGCGTAACTACTCCGACCACTCTGCCGAAAAATAAATGGTAGAGTGGTTTTACGGTTAAGAACAAGGAGCAAAAATGAAACCAGAATCACAACACAACTTCATTGCCTCACGCATTGAATTCTGGAAAGACCACAGCCTATGCGACGAAGCTGCGCGCATCCAGGCTGAGCGCGAATGGGCAGAGCTTGAGCATGAGCTACTGCAAGGGCGGATTGTTGATTTGGAGTTGAGTGCATGAAAACAGATAAGGCGCTACTACTGCTTGCTGCGAAAGCCTGCAACTTAAATGTAAAGTACATCAGCTTAGATGCTGATGATAATGTTAGCGGGTTGATTGTTGGAGAAAAAAACACAAAAAACAAAACTAAATGGTCACCACTAACCGACGACGGCGACGCGTTACGGTTGGCGGTTAAGTTGAAGTTTGACGTGATGACTAGGTGGGGTGAGCCAAATGCGGCGGTTTTAGACCAAGAAGGAAACTTTACAATGCAGGCTGATGTTGATTTGGATATGCGCGCCGCCACCCGTCGCGCCATAGTCAGAGCTGCTGCGGCTATTGGTGAGAAGTTATGACCTTCCGCCACCTAAAAACAAAGTCAAAGCGTAAGCTCAAGCAGCCTAGCCTGTGGCGAGCTTGCTTAAACAACTGTGCCACTGAGTACGCCGTGGTGGAATTATTGATTATGGACGCATACAAGCGCGTTAATGGGGTGAGTGATGGATAAGAAAAGAGAATTGTTTGAGGCGCATTGCAGAAAGATAGGTTACGAGTTAAAGCGATATGATGACGAAAGCGGCGATTATTTCATAGGTTTTGGCGGTGAAGCTTGGAGATGGTGGCAAGCCGCAATCGCTTCGGTTTTTGTGGAGTTGCCAAGCGACAAGCCGTTGCACATTCGCAGAGAAATAACCAACTGTTTGGTTGTGGCAGGTATTAAATGCAAATAAGCCGTATCGACATCATAGCTACATCAGATGGCAGTGGCGAGCACTACTCAACTGTAACAATCGACGACGTAGTGCATCGCCATAACGAATCAGGTAGCTATGCGCTTTACCTGCATGTAAAAACCGGAACATGGCGAGAGTCGGCAAAGGTGACTAATGAGGATTTGAATAAATGATTTTTACAAAAGAAATGATTGGCCGTGAAATTTACGCAATACCGACAGGAAATAATGCTCGCGGAGCTGGCGATAAAATTGCCACCTTTAAAGTGATGTCTGTTGGCAGGGTTTATGTTGGATTATCTACAGTTTACAGCGACGGCGCAATTGGCAATGAAAATAAATACGCGCCAGAGAATGGAGCAACACAGAAAGCTATAAACTCGGGCTACACAAGCAATGCAGGCTACAGGTTTTTTGAAACGCTTGATGACTTGGCGGATTATCGACACTTGCAAGAATTGCGTAGCGCGCTTGATGAAAAGCTTAGATATTTTCGAGCTAGCAAACTAAACAAAAGCCAGCTGGAAAGAATCAACGAAATCCTTGCGGAGATTAAATGACAGTCGGCTTACACCACCAAATAAAACAAAAAGCAAAGTTCGGCGCTATTAAGTTGAGCGAGCTAAAGCCTAACTCGCGTGAGATTGCCTTGCGCCTAATCAGCGAAGGCAAATTAATTAAATGCGGTTCGGTTTACCGCTGGCACGAGCTGGAGGGGAGATGAAACTAAACACCCAAGCAGTCTATTCACTAAACGAAGCAATCATAAAACTACACGACGCAGCAAGACAGGCAGAGCAAGACTCGCCAAAGGTTGCTGGTGATATTCGAGAGTTGGCGGATGAGGTGTTGGCGATTAAGGGTTGGGCAAACAATGACAATCAATAGCCAAGCCCTAACAATATCACTATCCAGGCAGCTAGCCATTGCAGATAAACGACCACAACAAGCAGCTATAGTGCAAACAGCAGCTAGACTGTTAAGCGAGTCAGAAGGCGAGACGAAAGAAAACCTGATGCTGTTGATTGCTGCAACTCCGGCGCAAAGGCAGCAGATAGTTAGTGCTTATGACGGGATGTTTTTAATGTGACTGGTCGGAGTTGTTAAGGCTGGTTTTTGTGGTAGTCTTTGTTTTGTCAGTTGTGAGGGGTGAGCTGATGATTTCTGAGCTGAAATGCCGCACTTCCGGAAGTGTTACATAGTAGGCTCTGCCCTGTTTAGTTTATTGGTTTGGTGTTTCACGCGAACTTTGCGATACAAGTAAACGGGAATTTTAACAGTAGACTTATGCAAGTGATCGAGGCGTCGGAAAGGTTGTGGAAACGTACCAATCCTAGCCCGCTAAAATATCGAAGCCCGCATAAGCAACTGAAACACCAAAGCCAATAAGCTGAATGAGCGCGCCAAGCGTGAAGTTGCTCCGAAGGTTTATCCGAGCAAGCGCCATCGCAGAGGTGGCCAGCTTATTGCCAATATGCAAGTTTAGCTCAGTGGCAGAGCGCAACCATACCATGCGGCAGGTTGGCGTCATCGGTTCGATTCCGTTAACTTGCACCTTTCACAGCCCGTTGAGGGGCTTTTGTTTATGGGTTATACTCTGGCGACAGGCAGTGCCTGATTTAAGGAGTAAGCCCGTGGCTGAACTAACACCAAAACAAGAAAAGTTTGCTCAAGCATACGTAGAGACAAGTAACGGTGCGGAAGCGTACCGGCAGGCGTACAACTCAAAAGCCACAGCTCAAACTCAGGCTAACGAAGCAAACAAGCTTTTATCAAACCCCGATATAGCCCTTAGAGTTGAAGCTATACGTGAAGCCTTGCGAGCCAATCACGGAATCACACTGCAAGACCTACTCAAAGAGCTTGAAGAAGCGCGAAAAGCAGCTTTATCTGCTGAGACAGTGCAATCATCTGCTGCTGTTAATGCCACAATGAGCAAGGCTAAACTGTTAGGCTTCGACAAGCCAGAAAACCGCAAAGACGATGAGAAGTCGTTGCCGCTGAATATCTCATTTGAAGTGCGCCAGCCTGTAGCTGATGTTTCAGTGACGAATGCTAAGCCTTAGCGCTCCGCAGAATACTTACCTAAACGGATTAAACACCAAGTATCGCGCATACGTTGGCGGGTTTGGTTCGGGTAAAACCTTTGTCGGCTGTCTTGACTTGCTGATATTTGCAGCCAAGCATCCAAAGACGGTGCAGGGCTATTTCGGCACTTCTTACCCGTCAATAAGAGACATCTTTTACCCGACATTTGCAGAAGCCGCTGAGATGATGGGCTTTCGTGTTGAGATAATCGAAAGCCACAAAGAAGTTCACATTTACCGAGGGAGATTCTACTACGGCACAGTTATTTGCCGCTCAATGGATAATCCTGGCTCTATCGTTGGCTTTAAAATAGCTCGTGCGTTAGTTGATGAAATCGACACGTTGCCGAAGAAGAAAGCCCATGACGCATGGAATAAAATCGTGGCGCGTTTGCGTCTTGTCATTGATGGTGTTGAAAACGGAATAGGCGTAACGACAACGCCGGAGGGCTTTTTGTTTGTCTACGAAAAATTCAAACAAGACCCAACACCTAGCTACTCAATGGTGCAGGCTTCGACTTATGAGAATGCCGACTATCTACCTCCTGATTATATCGACACGCTGCTGGAGACTTACCCAGACGGATTAATTCAGGCGTACTTGCGCGGACAGTTCGTTAACTTAACGTCCGGCAGTGTTTATCCTGAATACGAGCGACTGAAAAAGAATTCGCTTGAGTCAATTCAACCAGGTGACAAGCTGCACATCGGCATGGACTTCAACGTAAACAAGATGGCTGCATGTATCTTTGTTGAGCGCGCAGACGGTTGGCATTGCGTCGAAGAAATCAAAGGCGGTCAAGACACGCCGTACATGATTAAAGTAATTACAGAGCGTTGGAAGTCGCAAGGACACAAGATTGTAATTTATCCTGACGCCAGCGGTAAAAACACCAGCAGCAAAGGCGCTTCACTGTCTGACATTAACATGCTAGAGCTGGCAGGATTTTATGTCTGCGCGCACGACACAAACCCGAGAGTGCGAGACAGGGTTAACTGCGTAAATCGACAGTTTAGTGTTGGCAGACTTTGGATTAACTCGCTAAGGTGTCCAGAAACTGCAAAGTGTATTGAGCAGCAAGCCTATGATGCGAATGGTGAGCCAGACAAAAAAAATGGCCTTGACCATCAATCAGACGCTTTCGGCTATCCTTTGGCGTATGTGTTTCCGGTTATTAAGCCACTAGCAAAAGGCATCAAAGTTGGTCGATAACATCTCCGAGCTACAACCGCACCTGGTTGTTTACCTGCCAAACGACATAGAGCCAGAAGAGGCGCATATTCTGTGCTTTACTCAGATTCGGATGTTGGCGAATGGCAAGGAGTACTGCGGTGATGCGAACTTGATGATTAAAATACTTGCTAGAGCGCTGCTTGACGCATACAATTGATATTGGCCGTGAGAAGCCAATTGATGCAAGTGTAAAACAGCCAGTGCGTTCTATCGGAAGGTGTATTTGCCACCTAATTCTCACCCGATAAAGCGCATTGGCTTTTTTATTGGTGGTGATTTATGAGGGCTGGAATTAAGCTAGTTCATGGCGTTGGCACTAATGATGCTGACTACAAGGTAAATGTAGCGGTTAATGGCAGGCAGTTAATGTGTCCATTCTATAGGACGTGGGCTGACATGCTGAAAAGATGTTACAGCAAAGGGCACCAAAAAAAACAGCCGACATACATCTGGTGTGCTGTCTGCGCGGATTGGTTAACTTTTAGCGTATTTAAAAAATGGATGGAAAATCAGGAATGGCAAGGTAGCGAGCTGGATAAAGACCTTTTATTTGCCGGAAATAAAATTTACTCTCCTGAAACTTGCGTTTTTGTAAGCAAGATAACAAATCTTTTCACGGTAGATAGGGCAGCAGCAAGAGGTGATTGGCCAATAGGAGTCCACTTTGACGCAGTAAGAGGATTATTTGTAGCTCAGTGTAAAAATCCATTCGGCACTGGGAGAGTTTTTCTTGGTCGGTTTTCGTGCCCAAATGATGCTCATGAGGCATGGAGAAGGCGCAAGCATGAACTAGCGTTGCAGTTAGCTGCATTGCAAAAAGATGATCGAGTGGCCGCCAATCTTCGATTGCGCTATGCTTAGGTGTATTTTTTAGGCGGATTTTAGAATGAATGACTTGCTGAATTTGACAGAGCAGCGCAGCGTATATCTTGGCAGACTCGCAAGCGGCATCTTGCGCTCCAAACTGGCACCAACTCTTGAAGCTGCTTACAAAGCCGCCAGACTGATTCTATTGGACGCAGGCGACAATGTATCAATCACCAAGCGAAACCAGCTCACAGCGGCAATCAGGCGCGCTATCACTGAGATTGATAACGAGGGCTGGCAGGAAGTCACAAAAGAGCTTGAGAATATCGCAATATACGACAGCGGTTATTATGCTGGTCTTGTAGGGAGTGCGGTTAGCATCAAGTTAAACACTCCGGCTGACGAAAAGATAACAAGCTACATCAACAAGGCGATTATGAGCCTGACTGATGGTAATAAAGTGGATGCCGGAACGTGGGCGCAGTTTGTTAAGTCAAAAGTGCTGAATGATGTTGATCGCATCGACTCCATTATTGCCAATGGTTACGGTAAAGGCGCGACAACAAACGAGATATTGCGGGAGCTAAAGCTGCTGATGGATGGTCAGCTAACCAAGCAAGCTGAGGCGCTTGTCCGCACTGGAGTTATCCACTACTCAAACCAAGCGCGCGAAGCAATGTTCATTGATAACGATGTCGATGAGGTTGTGTTTGTTGCCACGTTAGACAATCGCACTACACTGACCTGCTCAAGCAAAGACGGTAATCGATACAAGATTGACGACCCAGCGAAGCCTGTACCGCCGCTTCACTTCAATTGCCGGTCAACAATGATTCCCGCAATCGCCATGCAAGATGTTGATACTCGGGCGGCGGTTGGCGGTCAGCGAGGCGCAGAGGCCAAAGAAGAATTCGAGCAACGACAGGATAAGACCGACAAAAAGGTTAAGTATCGTGGGCGCAAAGATTCCGACATCTTCAAAGCTGGCCAAATCAAGTACACGCAATACGACGAATGGCTTAAACGCCAGCCTGCGTGGTTCCAAGATTCAGCGCTTGGTAAAGGCAAGGCGGAGATATTCCGGCAAGGCAAGCTGTCACTGTCGCAATTCGTTGACCTTGCAGGCAGACCACTTACGCTTGCAGAATTGCGAGCACTAGACGGTAACGCGTAACCAGCGCTATACTACAAACAAATATCTGAGGCGTTGCCATGCTAACAGCAATCACTAAGCATCCTGAATTTACACTCATGCAGACGGAGCTGACTAAAATCCGCGACTGTGTGCGTGGTGCGTTTTTCGTCAAGCAAAAGACCGTTGATTATCTGCCGCATCCGTCAAGCCTTGATACCGTCAGTAAATCAGCCCGCATGCGCTATCAGCAGTACATCGCAGGCGCAGAGTTTGACGAAATCCCATCTCAGACACTGAAGTCATTAGTCGGCAAGATGGAATTTGAAACCGCCGAAATCGAAGTGCCTGAGCGTTTATCCTACCTGCTGGAAGATGCAGACGGCGACGGCATGAGCATCGACGCAATGATGAGTCAAACGGCACAGAACATCCTGCCAGCTAAGTGGCATGTGTTGGTTGCTGATTATCAGGGTTTATCTGACCTGCCAGCTGAAGGCGTTTCAGTTGCTGACCTGAAGGCTTTAAAGCCACGCGCAACGATTAAACAATACAACCGTGACTCTGTGGTGTATTGGCACTTTCAGCGAATCAACGGCAAGATGCAGCTGTCCTACATCTGCTTTTATGAACAAGGCTTGATTTTTAATCAAGCTGCAATGACGCAAAAGACGATTGATAGCTACCTGATTCTGGCGCTCGACGAAAACGGCAATTACTACCAGCAAAAGATTGTTAGTGGCGCAGATGGCGGATTGCAAGAAGGCGAACGCAGTTATGTTCAAGTCGGCGGCGCTCCGCTTAAGTGGTTGCCGGTGCAGATTGTTAGTGATGAAGCCTTGCAAGCTGGCTCCATGCCGGTTGAAATGGGTTATCTATCTGGCATTGTTGATTTGACTTTGGCGCGTTACCAGGTGAGCGCCGAGTACAAAGAGGCGATGCGGATGCTGCCGCCAACGACTAACTTTTACGGCATTGGCTCGATTGATTGGGAGCAGTTCAAAGAAGTCAACGGGCGCGATTATGTCGCAACTGGAGCTGGCGCTGTGAACATCTTCTCTGGTGAGTCTCGCGGCGAACTACTTTCGGCCAATGTTGCACTTGAAGGTTACGAGAGATATTTCAAAGACAACGAAGCCAAGCTTCGCGCATTGGGCGCTGTATTTCCAGCTGATTTATCCGGCAGTCGCACGGCAACCGAGGTGCAAACATACAGCGAAGAGCAATCAAGCCGACTGGTTGGTTTGGCGAATCAGCTTGAGGGCGCTTTCACTCGCATTCTGCAATATTGCGGCATGTTTGAAGGATTATGGCCTCAAGATATGGTCGAACAAAACGACCAGATTGAGATCAAACTGAAGAAAGATTTTAGCCAGTCAAGAATCAGCGCTCAGGACGTCCAACAAATCCGCGAAAACTACCTGTCAGGCTTGATTGACCGGCAGGAAGCTGTTGACCAGCTGGCGCAAGGAGGTTGGACTGTTGCGAGCGCTGAAGATTTACTAAACCGCTCTGATGGCGGTGATTTGCCAAGTAACGCGTAACTATTTATACTGTGGCTGTCAGGCTGTGCTTGGCATTGGATGAGGCAACTAGAGGCTGTGCCCATGTTAACGAAAGAAGAATTTGAGAGCTTGCCAGAAAAGGCAAGAGCAGCATTTGTGCAGGACGGTGAGCAATTCGTACCGGCGAAAGATGCAAAGCTAAAGCAGACGCTGAACGACTTGGATAACAAGTATCGTGAAGCCAGCACCAAGCTGACAGAATACGAGTCAAAGCAACAGCAACAACAAGCTGAGGCTGAGCGTAAAGCGCTTGAGAAGTTGAAAGCGGAAGGTAAGGTTGATGAAATCCTTGCAGATGCAGAGCGGCGATTGGGTGAAAGCAAAAGCCAGTATGAAGCGCGCATTGAGCGCATGACGAACCAGATTAAGACCGAGAAGCGCTCGGCATTGGTTGCTGATTTAGCTGGCGAGCTGGCCACAGATTTAGGCGGCAAGGCGTTTAAAGCCTTGATTGCAAGCCGGATTGATGTTGATGCAGAAACTGGCAAAGTGACGTATTTGAACGCTGACGGCAGTGCCTCTGCGTTAGATTTAGCAGGTTTCAAAGCTGAATTGTTGAAAGATGATTCGCTAAGCCCGCTGTTAAAAGGCAATATCACCACCTTTGGCGGCGGTCTTGCAAACGGCAATAGCTCGGGCAGTGCCTTGGGTATGGCTGGTAAAGTTGATGGCTCAAAGAATGAGCGAGCGGCGTACTACGCCAAGAAATTTAAACTATCCAACTAATGAGGTGCTGACATGGCATTAACTAACATGGTCGTTTTTAACGAATACGTTAAAGAGGCGACATACGAAACTTTAGGCCAGATGATTGAGAAGTTTAACGGTGCTTCAAACGGCACTATTATTCTGGCTAACCAAAACTTTGAAGGTGACTTCTTCGAGCGCTCAATGTATTCGGCATTACACGCAAGCCGTCGTCGTGTTGACCGTTACGCTGCTAACGGCGCAGCATCTGCCACTAACCTGTCTCAATTAAAAGACTCAGGTGTTAAGGTTGCTGGCGGTTTCGGTCCTATCGTGTGGGAGCCTTCGCAACTGTCATGGATTCAGGCAAACGAAGCTCAGGCAATCGCGCTGATTTCACAGCAGTTGTCCGAGTCAATCCTACAAGACCAGTTAAACACTGTGATTGCTGCTTTGGTTGCCGCTATCTCTAACCAAGTCGCGGCCAAAAACGACGTATCAGCTTTAACTGCCGGTGCTGGCGCTCTGAACTACGGCGCGCTAAATGGCGCTCACGCCAAGTTTGGTGACCGCAGTCAGTCATTGGCCGCTCAGATTATGAATGGCGCTGCTTATCACAAGCTGATTGATAAGAACCTTGCAAACGCTCCGCAGCTGTTCCAAGCTCAGAACGTAACCATCGTTGATATCTTAGGTAAGCCAGTCGTTGTTACTGATGCTCCGGCTCTGTACGCAGCCGGTACGCCGAACAAGTTCAACGTGCTGTCACTAACTAGCGGTGCTGCCACCATCATGGACGGCTCAAGCGTTGAGACTAACATCGAGCGCGTGAACGGCAAGCAGCGTATCGAAGCCAGCTTCCAGGCTGATTACGATTTCAGCGTAATGCTGAAAGGCTACACTTGGGACACCACCAACGGCGGTAAGTCTCCAACTGATGCAGAGCTGGCGACCGGTTCGAATTGGGATCTGGTTGTTACTGACATTAAGAACTCAGCCGGTGTTATCACCATCGCTGACGCAGCTCAGTAATGAATAGAGGCGGCTTCGGTCGCCTTTTCTTTCGAGGTGCAAAATGAAGCCAGTATATTTACCAATGCCAGTAAGCTTTGAAGATAAGCGCGCATGGAACAAGAAGGGCTATAAGGTTGTCGATGCTGCCTTTATGCCTGAAGGTTACGACAATCCGGTAGAGGCGAAAGAGCCTGAGCCAGAGAAGCCGACGCGCGGCAAGCGTAGTTAAATAAGACCCGCCTAGTGCGGGTTTTTTACATTAGAGGGTTTTAGTATGTCAAAGACTGTGAACGCTGTTTTAAATCCCGTACTTGGTCGCAGGGAGCGAACTATTGTTGTCGAAGTTGGCGTAAGCTCAAGCGTTAAGTTGCAGGCGTTGCTAGACGGCACCACCGATAAGTGGGTTGATACTGGCGATAACTGGGGTTCATCCGGCTCTTATGACTTCTTTCAGGGTGAGGCTCTGCTGAAGGTCGTAGTCACCGGAACCGCTGAATGGGAGGTGTACTGATGGCTCTTGAACTACCGCGCGGAGATGGCGACTCAGGCTTGACGCTTGAAGTCTCATTCACCGACGTCACAACACAATCAGGTTCTCCAATTGACACGCCAAAGCAAGTTAAGTACGGAGCCGCACTGACTTCACCAAGCGGGATTGCAGCCATGGGCGCAGATGGTACGTTGACTATATTAAAGACGGGGCCATTCTTTATTAAAAGCCGGCTGCGTGTCGGCAGGACTGGCGCGTCTGGCGTTTCATCAATCTTCTTTTGGGTTGAGGTTAGCGTAGACGGCGGCACGGTGTGGAATATCCTTGGCAACTCGATAGATATCAAGCTGGACAACTCAACAGAGAATGATGTTTTCTTTGACTTCTCGACGCTGTTTTTAAACCAGGGGATTAAGCTTCGCTCGATGTTTGCCCGCAGCTCAACTGGCGACAACTCAGGCGATCTATCTGCGTCAACGCCTAGCGCAGCATTGCAGGCTTATGGCGTACCAATCGCACCGAGCGCGCAGATTAGCATTTATCGCAGTAGAGGCTATCGGTATTAAAATAAACTGACTGGTCGGAGTTGTCCGCGCCGTTGGTTGTGCTATTGTTGTTTCCTTAGTTAAGGAGCTGATGGTATGAGCGAAAGAATGGAAAAAATCGACAAGGCTATATTAGACCTTAATGGTTTATGGCCTAAAGGTACTATCGAAGGTGAGTTTTTGTGCCTTGCTGGTGGTGCCTACATCACAAAAATGGTTGACCATACAGCTTTTGATTTTCCACCAATTTGCTGGCGTCACGAATTCGAGCTTAGAAAGCAAGAGTTAATGACTGGCGGTTGTTAATATTTGAATCTATGCTATTTTTACTTCGCGCAGTCACTGACATGGAGTTGGGCTGGTTGTCGCAATGATTACTTTGTAGCGCGTCACCACATCGCAGCCGCAACCTTAGCTTGCCGACTCCTACGGCAGTCGTAGCGGGTTGATGACGGGAGAATGTGCAGCCAAGGTTATGGTTACTACCTTTTCACAAGTTGGGCGCTTGGGCGGTAAGTCCAGTATTTTTATGTTATCCTTGGTTCGCCAATTCCGGCTAATTGAGGATTATTAAATGCCACAATCACAACAGAAACCAAAAGGCAAAAAGAGCGGTGGAAAGCCTACTCGCAAGTGATATCGACAACATAAAACTAGCCGCTTTCATAGCGGCTTTTTTTGTTAACCGGCAGGCAATAGTTATTGTTGTTTTCCACGCACTCGGGCAGCTCCTGTTCGATAGCACAGATAGCGGGCTAGTCGCCTCATGCCTTCTCGCGGCTCTCTACTCACTAAACGCGACTATCAATATCAAACTTTCATACGAAATCCGTCAAGCGCTCATCTGCGTGGCTTTTATAAACTGGCTGGCGGCGGTGGATTATTTTGTCTCGCCAAATGAAACAGTTTTCTATATGTGCTACCCTTGGCTAATCAACGGATTAGATGTTTTTATCCTCGTGTATCTGCTAAGCAATGGAGGGCGGAATTTTGCCGGATATAATCGCCCTTTTTTTGGCAGGATTAATTGTCTATAATGGCTTTAAACGGATAAAGCAACGTAAAGCGGACAACGATGAAAGAAAGCGTAAAGCACTTAATCAGCACGATAACAACTGACACAGCTGCATACATGCAGACACTTCAGCATAAGTTTTTGACCTACGCTGGTGGAACGAGTGCGATTTACCAGTTGCGTGACACGCTGCATGAATGGCTACCATCATGGATTGTTGATCCGGTTTATTTCGTGTTCGACCTAATCGCGGCGGTGCCTTGGATGGATATGTTATCGGCTATCGCTGTACTGTTGCTCATCGTTGAAAGATTCTTCATTGCTGCCGGTAAATACATGGACTGGCAAGAGCGAAGAAAGCAGAAGGGTAATTCATAATGGCAATCACTGTCGGCACCAACGCATACATCACCGAAGCGGAATACCTGGCTTATGCTGATGATGGCGGAGTAATCCCGAATTACGCGACCATACAGTATGACATTGTAAAGTCTGCCAGATTCATTGATACCTATTACAACTTCAAAGGCCAGCCGGTTAGCGACACGCAAAGCATGAAGTTGCCAACTGATGAAGTCACCATTGCCAACATCAAGAAGGCCGCGCTAAAAGCTGTTGAGATGCAGCAGGCTGGATTGTTAACTCTTGACCTTGCATCTGTTGCGACTGGACAAGTTAAGCGCGAGATGAAGAAAGTAGACGTACTGGAAAAAGAAATTGAATACGTCGAAGGCTCACAACAGGCGTTTAAGCGCAAAGCTCCGGAGTTGGACATGCTGCTCCGTCCGTTTGTTGTTGGCGGCACTGGGCTGATGCGCGTATGAGCTACCTAGCCGACCAAGCCACAGCCGACGAGCTGATTGCAGAGTTTGGCGCACCTTGCGTGTTGTCAACTCAGCCGCAAACCAGCTATGACGGCTTAGGTCAGCCCGTCAGCGTTCCGGCGGTTAGCATTGCTGGCGCAGGCGTAAAGCTGAACTACAAAAAAGCAGAGATTGACGGCTCGCTAGTGCAAATGGGTGACGCTAAGTTTTTATTATCCACTCGCGCGGCACCATTGATTGATATGCGCGTAACGCTTGCTGGTGAAGTGTGGCGGGTTATCTCTGTTTCGCCACTCGCGCCGGATTCGACTGATGTTGTTTTTTATACTTTGCAACTGAGAAAATAATGAGCCTAACAACCGACCTGCAAAAGATAGCAGCGCGAAATAAGCAAAAGCTACTGAAGGTTGCACAGAATAGCCTGATGCGGGTTGGCGGCTCTATTGTTGCCAAGTCGCCCGTTGATACTGGCCGGTTTCGCGCAAACTGGCTAAGCGCATACGGCGCAGCCGATACAGATACCAGTGAGTTAATCGACAAGTCAGGCTCTCAAGCAATCGGCAGGCTGGATGCGAAACTAAACGGGCTGGCAGTGGGTCAGGTTTTCCACTTCACCAACTCATTGCCATACGCAGAGCGCCTTGAATACGATGCGTGGTCACAGCAAGCGCCTGCTGGCATGGTGCGTCTATCTGTAGCAAATTGGCAAACAGTTGTCGCAGAAGAAGTTGCGAGGGTTAAATGAATCACAAGAAGATAGCAACATTACTGCGCGGACGATTAGCGACGATTAGCGGATTGCCGACAATTGCGAATGAAAACATTGCATTTACACCGGCAGTTAATGCTGCATACCTGCGCGAAGCTGTTTTGTTTAACGACACCTTTAACCTTGGCGTCTCAAGCGGCGAGAGGCAAGACGGAATTTACCAAATAGACGTTATTGTGCCGAAAAACTCCAGCAAGTTTAAAGCGCTGGAGTATTGCGACTTGTTGCGGGCGGGCTTTGCGCGTCAGGCTAGAGCGTTAATCGACGGCGACACTATCATAAACCTTGAGGGCTGCTCAGTGTCTCCGGCGCGGGTTGAGGGTGAGTTTTTCGTGTATTCGGTTAGCGCAAGGTGGACTGTTGTCAATTGACCAAGCAAAGCTCAAATTCAGCCCGACCCATAACGCTACTGCGCGGCGCTTGAGGGTATTGCTTACTGGTCACTTCCACAGTGCCGCAGTCAATCTCACCGCTGTAAACCTTGGTCTTTTGCCCTAAAATCTCTATCACGCTTTCGTTTTTCAGTGCCTCAACCAGCGTATTGCAAAGCGCCATAGTCTCACTGCATGACTTTACGTTTTCAATAATTAAAGTGATGTTCATTTCAAATCTCCAATTTCATCCAACCGCAACCATAACACATATCTAAAATCCAACAACTCCGACCAGTGATTGCGTGGTTACGTGTTACCGCATATACTATCAATCGGATGATTGATCAATCACTTTTAATTTGAGGGCTATACAATGGCTGTAATGACTAGTACCGGCACAAAGATTTTTGTGTCTGCCGCTTCACCGGCAACCCGCGACGCCACAGGCTACGCTGCTTTAACCTACACCGAAGTAAAAGAAATTGTGTCTATTTCTCCATTCGGTGTATCTCGTGACCCTGTAGAAGTTCGGACGCTTGGCGATGGCGCGCTGAAATCCTACAAAGGCCACAAAAACTACGGCTCAGTTTCTGGCGAAATGAACTACGACTCAGAAGATGCTGGCCAAAACCTAGTTCGAGCCAACATCTTAGAAAACGTTGACGAGTTAAGCGTTAAGGTTTTGCTTCCTGATGGCTCAATTGTTTACTCTGGCGGCATGTCCTTTAACGGTCAGCGCAATCCAGGCTCTGCCAACAGCATGATTGGTTCAAACTTTGAAGTGCGGTTTAACTGGCCGCCAGTTGAAGTTGCCGCTCCGTAAAAGCCAAGCACCACCAAAGAGGCTGGCTTTCGCCGGCCTTTTTTATTACTATGATAAAGCCGCTGGCAGTGCAGCGCTGCATGGAGACTCATCCACTCCCGCTGGCGGCAACTTTCTGGATGATAACTTTGATGAGGTTTATTATGGATTTATCCAAACTTAACGTATCGGCATTGGCTGATGCAGGCGTTACCGTTCAACTGCGGCACCCTGCTACAGGCGAAAAGCTGACTAACGACAAAGGCGAAGCAATGACTATCGTTGTTGCCGGCTCTGATTCTGCTTTGTTTCGTGGTGAGTTAAAGGCTCGCATTCGTCAGGCTAATTTGAACAAAAAACGCAAAGACGAAATGGATATTGACGACATTGAAAAGCGCGGCGTTGAGCTGATTTCAAAATGTACGTTGTCATGGTCTGGTTTGCAGATGGATGGTAAGGACTTGCCGTTTAGCTACCAAGCCGCCGTCAAGCTGTACTCTGAGCATAGCTGGATTAAAGAGCAGGTTGACGCTGCAATGGCAGACCGGACTGAGCTTTTTAAGGCTTAAAATCCGAGCTACTTCTATACGTGCAACATCTGGCGTGGCTACATGCTGCGCCGGATGATAACGACAGAACACCTCGGATTGACACGCTGCCGGAAGATAGCGTTTTCAGGATGATGCCGGAAGTTTCGGCGGATTACCTACTCGAAGAATTAAATAAAATCGGCATTGTTTCGTCAGGCTCGAATGGATTGGCCGCGATATCATGGCAGGACATAGCAGCTTATCAGTCACAGACTTTTAATCTGCTGAATGCGTGGGAGTGCGAATGCCTTGTTGATATGTCCCGCGCATATCTCAGGCAGTACAACAGCAAAGATGTTGAGCCACCATTTATCTATGATGAACAGCAAGCCGAAGAAGAAGCCAGAAAAGCCGAAGCATTGAAGATGAAAAAGGCTTTTGGTTTAGCTTGAATTTAGCCCTCCATGTGAGGGCTTTTTATTTGCGGTTACGCATAACCTTCGCAAGCGCTTTGTTGTGGGTTATACTGTCCTCAATTGCTTTTATAGGGGTTTTGTATGGACTTGGCGACCATAGGCTTTGCCGCTGACACATCCGGCTTAATGAAAGCCGAAAAAGGGCTTGATAATCTATCAAAGCAAGGCGCTAAAACTGACAGGGCAATGTCAGGCGCTGGCGCATCAATCGGCAAGTCTTTCGCTGGCATAGCTGCCGCTGTCGGTGGCTTAGTATCTGCAACATCTGCAATGCAAAAGCTCATCGAAACATCCCGCGAGTTTGACGTATTAAATGCCGGATTAATTACCGCAACAGGCAGTGCTGAAAATGCCACTGCTGCATTCAAAGCCATTGAAGATTTTGCCAAAACCACGCCTTACAGCTTGGCGCAGGCAACGAAAGCTTTTACTCAACTGGTAAACCTTGGCTTAACACCGTCAGAAGCTGCGCTAACGTCATACGGTAATACTGCCGCCGCTATGGGTAAAGACCTGTCGCAAATGGTAGAGGCTGTTTCTGACGCCACCGTGGGCGAGTTTGAGCGTTTAAAAGAATTCGGCATCAAGGCCAAATCAGAAGGCGATAACGTTAGCTTTACCTTTCGAGGCATGACAACGACAGTTAAAAAGTCAGCTGAAGAAATCGAAGGTTACTTGATTGGGCTTGGTCAAAACGAGTTTGCCTCCGCTATGGCAAACCGCATGAACACCTTGGACGGTGCAATCAGCAACCTGTCAGACTCGTGGGATGGATTGTTCCGCACAATCTCTAGCCAAGGCGCGAGTGAGTTAATGACTGACGGCATCCGCATGGCGACTAGTGCAATTGGTGAATTAACAGACTCTATCGCATCCGGCCAGCTTGGTGCATACATTGACGCCATTGGCGACAAGTTTAATGGTTGGGGTCGTGACATTGCGGCGGTACTGGATTTTGTCGGTCAGCTGTTTTCTGATGCTGGCGAGTATTGGTATCTGGATATGAGCGAATCATCCCGCTTGATTATCGACGCATTCAAAAACATTCCTGAAAACATCAGGGCATTTATTCAGATAGCAACTGTAGAGTTGTCTGCCTTTGTCGATGGCGTAGCTGTTTACGCAAAAGCAATCGGCTCATACTTGGATATCACTGAGGAATCAGTAAACATTGCAGCAGAGTTCGAGCGCATCAGTGCGGCGCGTGAGGCGTCTTTGACATCAATCATGGGTGAGCGCGATGCAGCGCTACAATCATTCAGCAGCCAGATTACCGCTGCCGACGGGTTGCGCCTGAAGTACGACCAACTAAGCGCATCAACAAGCGGTGCCACAGATAGGTTGGCTGAATACAAAGTTCAGGCGACAGAATCAGCTGCTGCAACTACCGGCTTATCCGCTGCAATGGTTAAGCTGGATGACGCCATGGGCGACCATATGGACGCACTGGAAGAATTAAACGAAATAGAAAAAGACCGCATCGCAGGGAAAGAAAGCGACATTGCAGAAAAGCTAGAGATATACGAAGCAGAAGAAGGCGCCATTGATTCGCTGATTGCCAAGGTTAATGACTTTGGCGGCGCGTGGACCAACTCAGGCTCTGCGATGATTGATGCTTTTGGCAGCGCTGCGGATTCTGTTGATGACTACATGAAACGCTTATCAACGATTGCAGATTTGGAAGGCAAGCTAAAAGGCGTGCGGGACGACTCCGCATCTAGCGCCCAAGACAAGGCCAAGGCTGAGCTTGGTTTGGCTGATTTGCAATACCAAACAAACCGAGCAAACCTGTCGATGCTGAGTAAAACAGCGGGCGCTGCTGCGTCAATGTTCAAAGAGCAATCAAAAGAGCGAAAGGCGCTGCACTCCATGGAAAAAGCCTTTGCTGCCGTTGAAATCGCGCTTGCATTGCAAAAGGCTAGTGCAAACGCAGTTGCTGCAATCACCAATCAAGGCTCTGGCGACCCTTACACGGCGTTTGGCCGGATTGCTGCAATGATGGCGCTTATGGCTGGATTGGGCGTGTTTAGCGGTGGCGGCTCAGGCTCTTACTCAGCGCCAACGCAAGGTGGCACCGGAACGGTTGCGGGCGACACAGGGGCGCAATCAGGATCAATAAACAACGCGCAAGAAGAATACAGAGATATCGCGCTCGACCAACTGGCAGAGCTTCGCTCGATTAGTGACAGCATGAATGCGCTATCAAGCGGCATTGAAGGGCTTGCAATGTCATTGGTTCGCTCATCGTCATTCGGTGGCGCTGGCGTTCAGGGGCTTGGCACAACGCAAAACGGAACTGGCGCGATAAAGCTTGCTGACAAACTCGGCTTGTCTGGCGTTCTCGGCAGTCTTGGCGACAACATTATCGGCAAGGTGCTCGGCGGTATCTTTGGTAGCACGAAAAAGTCGCTACTCGATACTGGATTTCAGTTTGACGCACAAAGCATCGCTGACATCTTAAGCGGTGGCTTTGAGGGTTATTATTTCAACGTCATTGAAACGACGAAGAAGAAGCTTTTCGGACTGAGCAAAAAAGTAACCACAGACACAGAATTGACAAACGTCGAGAGCTCGATTCTTTCTGAGATTGGCGGAATATTCAAACACTTGGCATCAGCAGTGACAGGCGCTGTTGATTCGCTAGGGGTTGAAACTGCAAACTCCATCCAAAACTTTGTTGTCAGCCTTGGCTCAATAAGTTTTAAAGACATGAAAGGCGAGGAGATACAGAAAGAGCTTGAGGCGATGTTTAGTCAGCAAGGTGACTTGATGGCGCTCTATGTATTTCCGCAAATCGAAAAATACCAAAAGATGGGAGAGGGTGCGCTGGAAACTCTCATGCGAGTAGCTAAAGAGCAGGCTGTTTTCAATGATGGAATTGACAAAATAGGGCAATCGCTTGGCGACCTGTCCAACCTGATCCGCGTTGATGTCGCTCAATCAATCATCACGATGATGGGCGGGCTGGATAAATTCAACAGTGCAGTGAACACGTATTTTTCAGAGTTCTTCACTGAGACTGAGCAGTTCGACTATCTGACTAAGCAGCTTACAGAGGCATTTGCATCTTTAGGTTTGCCGATGGCTGACACAAAAGAAGAATTCAGAGCACTTGTTGATGGCTTGGATTTAACTACTGAGGCGGGGCAGGCCATGTTTGCAGCGCTGATGGAGCTGGTGCCAGGCTTGGCAGAGTGGATTAAGTTATCAGAGCAGCAAGCTGAACAGCAAGAAAAGGCGCTTGATTTCACCAAGCAGCGCCAACAGCTTGAAATAAGATTGCAAGAGGCGATGGGCAATACTGCGGCAGCAATTGAGATGCGCCGCCAGATTGAGCTTGCATCTGTTGATGAGTCCTTGCGCTCCTTGCTGTTGCAGATTTACGCGGCAGAAGATGCGGCGGCGGCTCAGCGTGAGTTGGCAGCAGCGCAAAACTCAGCGGCGGCAGCGGCAGAGAAGGCAGCGGATGCAGCAAGAGACGCAGCGCAATCGGCTTTCGGCAAACTGCAAGATGCGGCGCAGCGCGAAAAAGACCGCCTATCAACTGAGCTTGGCTTAAAGCTTGAGACTATCGACAAAGAGCGTGAAGCATTAACGAGCCAGCGAGATGCAGTGATTGCAGGCTATCAGGCGCAAGGTCAAGCTGTGCAGCAGTACATCAGCCAGCTTGAAGGCATTAGCGATGTTATTAACAATTTCATAGGCAGCACCGGCTCAGCTGAAAACCCATTCAAACGCCTTGAGCAGATATTCAACGAAACCAAAGCAGGCTTAACGCCAGACCAAGGCGAGTTGCAATCTGTGCTTGGCGCAATCAATTCATCTGGCTCTGCTGGCTTTGCATCAGCAACCGACCAGCAGCGCGCTATGGCGATTGCTCGCGGTCAAGCTTCCGGAATTGGTGGCGTGATTGGCGGCAGGCTCGCAGGTGCTCGCAGTCAAGCTGATTTAATCGCTCAGCAGATTGAAGATGCAAACAAATACTATGCAGCTGAACTGCTGAAACTTGATGAAGCAGCAGCGCTCGCTCAACAGTTGCACGATGAGCAAGTTGAGCTGATTGATGAGCAGCTTGCACAGGCAGAGAAGCAGCTTAACGCCCTGCTTGGTGTTGATGATAGAATCCTGACAATGAGCGAGGCTTCCGCTGAGTTTTACGAAGCCTTGGCAGAGACAAATGAAATCCAGCTTGCTAAGCAAGACCAGTTAATTGCAGCGACTTATTCAATCTCTGCTGCGATACAGGCGCAAACGTCTACATACTGGCAAGGCATGCAAGAGATGATAAAGGCGCCGCCAGTTACTGCGCCAGAAGTGAAGAATGAAGGCGAGCCGGTAACGCAAGACATGGCTGATTTACTCAAAGAAATATTGGCAGCATCAAAAGCAAATGCCGACCACGCATCAAAATCTGCTAGTATGTTGCAAGAAATGACTGTGGGCGGCTTAGATGTGAGGGTTGAAGCGTGATTCTGATAGTTCCAACGCAAGTTACGCCAGCTGTTTTAACTGCATCATCCATTCCAATGCCTGACGCAAGCGTTGGTGAAATTGAGTGGAGTTCAGGACCATACGCCACCGGAACTCGGCGCATAATGTCATCAACGCGCAAGCTGTACGAAGTGGTGGCAACTCCAGACACAACAGATGCGCCTGACGTTGGCGCAGCAAAGGCGGTACAAACATGGATAGAGGTTAGCTCTGTAAACCGATACAGGGCGTTTGATGCGGTTATTGATACCCGTTCAACAGAGTCTGCATCTCCACTTACCATTGAGCTTTCGCCGGTTGGCTTATGCAACTCTATTTCAGCGTTCAATCTATCCGGCGTTGATGCGGTTAACGTCAAGGTTTTTGACGGCGTGACAGAGGTTTACAATAACGATTTAGATCTAACCGACGACATGCTGGTGATAGATGAATACACTTGGTTCTTTTCGCCAATCGTATTCAGGACTCAGTTTGTTTTGATTGATTTGCCAGCATACAATAACCCAAAAATACAGGTTACTTTTTCCGGCGCTGCTGCAATTGGTGTCGGTGAAATCGTGATAGGCAACCAGCAGCCGCTTGGTGAGGCGCTTTACGGCACATCTATCGAAACGCTTGATTATAGCGTTTACGAAACTGACGATTTCGGCAATCGGCAGGTTGTACGCCGCCGCACCGCCGACTTGGTTGAGTTTCGTATCGCAGTTCAGAAAAACCGTATAAACTATGTGCGAAACATTTTAAAAGATGTGCGCGGCGTTAACTGCGTCTGGTTTGGTGAAAATGCAGCAGACGACGCGACATTGGTTTACGGATTCGGGCGAGGCTCGCGCATACCGATTGAAACGCCTACAATTAACGAAATGATTATCACAGTTCAGGGGCTTGTTTAATGGCTATTACACCAATTCCGCTGTTTAGCGGGACACCTCCAAACAGAAGCCAGCCGCAATCAGAGTTCAACACGAATGTTGCGAACTGGGTTAGCTACACCACCACGATTCAAACAAATCTAAACACCTTCGGCACTGAAGCAAACGCTTTGGCTGTTGAGGTTGACGGCTATAAAGATTTAGCTCTAACCTATAGCAATAGCGCATCAGCAAGCGCTACGGCTGCTGGAGCTTCAGCATCAGCTGTTGGCTATAAAGGCTTATGGTCTGCACAAACAGGTTCAGCAGTAAAGCCTTATTCTGTATCGCACAATGGCGGATTTTGGGCGCTGAATAATAATCTTGCCAATGTAACAACATCTGAGCCGTCAATAACAAATGCTGACTGGCAGTTTGTTAGCGGCACAAGCTGGCAGAAAACAATAACAACATCAGGCTCACTGGCTAAAAACGCAATGTGGCCGATACTTGCCACTTCTTCGCCGGTTGACCGGACTTTGCCAGCAATGACTGATGGCGATTTTATTGTTGTTCACAACGACCCAGCATCAACTCAAACTGTCCGCGTGATGAACGCAGGTTATAACATTAGGTCTGCGCAGCGCGCCATTACAAGCGCTGATAACATTGTTTTAGCTGCCGGTGAAACCGTTTATTTACAGTGCCGCAGCTCAACTGAATTAAAGGTGATTTCATAATGTCTGACGTACCATTTAGCGTATTCAAAGATGCCTGCGGCGTTTTTAAGAATAAAGTGCAGGTAACTGCATCTGGGAGTTGGACGGTTCCGGCTGGCGTTTATTTTATTGAGGTTTGGGCTACCGGCGGGGGCGGCTCTGGCGGCGGGTGCGCAGGTGGCGGAGTTCCGCCTGGCGGTGGCGGTGGCGGTGCTTCAGCAACCTTGTCATCATTAGTTGCGGTTAATCCAGGAGATGTGCTTTCCATCAATATAGGTGCTGGTGGCGTAGGATTAATTGGAAATGGGAATGATGGCGGAGCCAGCTCTGTCAGGCTTGGTTTGCTTCCGATTGTATCAGTGTCTGGCGGACTAAAAGGCAACTCACCAACCGGCGCATCTGTTGTTGCAGGCGGAGCTGCAAGCAGTGTGATTGGCGCATCAATAAGCAGGGTTGAAGTAGCTGGTGGCGCTGGAGGAACGTCAGGCAGTACAAGTGCTAACGGTTTCCCTGGTGGCGTGCCATCACTGAGGTCAAGGGTTGGCACGGCAGCCAACGCAACCGTAGCTGGCACGCCAGTATCATCTGGCGGGGTGGTCGGCTCTGTGCGCGGCGGCGGCGGCGGCGGCGGAACAAGTATTTACGGCGCTGGCGGGGATGGTGCAAGCGGAAGCAACTCTTCAGGAGCTGCCGTGACAGGAGCCAACGCTGCGGCAACATCGTACGGGGCAGGCGGCGGCGGCTCAAGTGGCTCCACCAGTGGCAATGGCACTGGCGGAAATGGCGCAAACGGCATAGTGGAGATTTATTACTAATGAAAAGATTCGCGATTATTGAGAATGGCGCAGTAACTAATATTGTGGTTGCAGAAGAGTCGATGGATGCTGGTTGGATTCAGAATCCTCCAGCGTCAGTCAGTGTTGGGTGGAATTATGGCGGAGGTAAGTTTGTAGCGCCAGATAAAAAATCTCCAACTAGCGTAAAGATTACCAAGCTGGCTTTTAGAAACCGCTTCACCTTCTCTGAGAAGGTGCTGATTGAAACCGCCGCTGAAGGAGATGCGACAGTGCGCGTCTTGTTGAAAGATCAAGAGGCAGCAACCTTTATTGATTTGGCGCGACTTGACACCCAGCAAGGTGTTCAGTTGTTGGTCAGCAAAAACCTAATCACAGCAGAGCGGTCGGATGCTATTCTGAGTATTTCCATTCAACCAGAAGAGGCCTTTAACGGCTAAGGATGCTATGTGGGCATTTTATATCTGATAGGTGTAGGATTTGTATGGCTACTACTGATTGCCATTATGTCACCGTTTCAACTGCCTCTTACGCTGCTAGGCTGGGTTAACCCAACATTAAACGGCTACCGCTACAGGTTTTGGATTTGGCAAGACCAAGGTGTAAACGTTATTTTTGGTGGGAATCCAGATGTGACAGTTAGCAGTCAGATTGGCTACATGGCATTGCAAGGAAATAGACCAGCGATTGTCATGGCTTATTTTGTAGACTTCATGTTTTACGCTGCGATTGGACAAGAAAATCACTGCCGTGTTAGCGTAGAAAAAGACGAAGACCACTCGCGATGGATTAAGAGGTAGCTATGGCAATGAAGGCCAGATTGGTTGCGGTAGTAGGCATGGCGGCCGCCACGACACTAGGTAGTTTCGTTCCGCAGTTTGAAGGGATGGTACTGCGCGGCTATAAAGACCCTGTTGGCATTGTTACAGCTTGCGCTGGGCATACTCTAACGGCGCAACTTGGCAGACCTTACACGCGGGAAGAGTGCCAATCACTTCTTGATTACGATTTGGCCGTACATGCTGAAGGCGTTATGCGCTGCGTAAAAACAGAGCTAACCACAGGGCAAAAGGCGGCTTTTGTATCATTCGCCTATAATGTCGGGGTGCGTAAATTCTGCGAGTCAACCATGGCGAAAAAGATAAACGAAGGCGACCACAAAGGCGCTTGCAAAGAGCTTAGCCGCTGGACTACCGCAGGCGGAAAGCAGCTGATGGGGCTGGTTAAGAGAAGGGCGGCAGAGCGTTCACTGTGCGAGTCTGATTTATGATTAGCTGGCGAATTAAAATTGCGGCGCTGTTATTCTACGGCGCTTTTGCTGTGGGTATTGGCGCTTACGTTGTTGACTTGCGCTGGCAATCCGATTGGGATTCTCACATGCTCGCAGATGCTGAAGCCAACCGCAAGGCGGCAGAAGCTGCACTTACAAAACAGCAAAATCTCTTACAGGAGCTAGATAATGCTTACAAAACCGCAAATGACTTACAAAAAAAGCATGATAGCAATGTCGTTGCTGCTCGCGCTTCATCTGACAGGTTGCGCGCAGAATTCGACAAACTTAAAGCCGTGTACGCAGCCGACAATCCCAGCACTGTCATCAGTCGCGCAGCCGCCGCAACAGATAGACTTGTGCTCGCCCAGCTGCTTGAGCAATCACACGTTAGCTACGGAATCGTTGCTGAATACGCTGACAGCAACCGGAAAGCTCTGATAAACTGTAACGCGGAATATAACGCTGTAAGGACTGCATTGAATGAACGATAACTACAGCGCGGCGAGCGGTCAGGGGATTTATGCGGGGCGGTTTAACACCACGCCACTGCAAACATTTATTGATGCGATGCCATCTAATAGCTGGGCGGAATATACCGGAACTAACATCAATGCCGCTGACACAGCTAGATTTGACGGTGCGCCAATGAGCGTGCTTGAGTCTGACGCAAACTACCCGCTGACCAACTGGGCTAATAAATTTGTGTGGGATTCTGAGAATCGGCGCATTTCTGGCGCAGGCACGGCCCAAGGTTTTACTGTTGCAGGTGGTGAGCGATACGCAAAGCAAGTTATTTTTGATTTAGTTTCAAACCAGTTTACCGTCAAGTGGAACCCGACAGGTCAAAAACAAGGTCACATCTACGACGCAAATTGCAGCGGATTCGCTGGCGACAGGACTTTTCGCAAAGCTTACAATGAGCTTGTAATGTGGGCTTACGATAAATCTACCGATTTGTGGACATCAAGCTACTCCCTATCTGGCTTGTCGTCTGTATCTACTATTTGGGCGCTAGAGTGTAGTGCTGCGCACAATGCATTATTCTGCCTTGAGCAGCTTACTGGCCGGTTGGTTAAGTTCGATTTAACGACCGGAACCCGTTCAGTTATCGGAAATCATACCGGCGTTGGCGCTTATCCGATAATGATTTTAGTTGGAAGTCATATTGTTTTCGGCGCTGGAGATGCTTCGACGAAGCTTTATAAAATGGACACGTCTGGTGTTGTTACGCTTGTTTCTGAGTCGTTTCCTGTCCCTTATGATTGCCGTGGCAATTACAGGTTTTTACCACACCCGACAGACTCAACTAAAGCGATCTGTATATCTCAGTCAGACCTTAAAATTCGCACGTTAGACATAATGACCGGAGTTTTTGCGGATTACGGCACACTACCGTCAGAGCCGCAAATGTCAGCATCTGTTAGCGCGTCACTTGTTGGGCTTGGCGCTTTAGCAACGTGGAGAGCTACTGGCAGGATTGGCGGAGCGACGCAATCAAAATTTTGGATTTACAAGGTGTAACAAATGCCACTAACACTAAACACATCACATCCGCTTTACTCAAATATTGTCGCATTTATCTGCGTTGATGATGACAATGTTGTTAAAGACTTAAAGGGCGACACCTGCACCACAGATGCCGCAGTTGTTATCGGCACAGGTACGTATGGCAGGCACTTTCAAACGCAGATTGTCAGCAATAACGCCAAAGGCATAGCATTAACTAACGGTCACGTTACAAAGCCAGTTGCAAATCCAGTCGGCACATCAATGATTGTGATCAACGCTGGCAACAGTAGAGCCAGCCGAGGAGCAGTAACAAATACGCCAAACCTTGGTACAAACTCCATCGGCGTTTATACTGGTGACGTTGCAGGCTGCCAAAATACCAGCAACTTTCCGGTAGCGCTTGGTACAACGGATGTTATCGGCACGGGCGCTCACTGTATTGCAGCCGCATGGAATGGCACGACAGAATATAAAACATGGGTTAACGGCAATCAGGAAGCTGTGGTATCTGGCAACTTGGGGAATGCCAGCGACACAGCAAAAAGCACCTACATTGGCGGTGCAAATACTGGCGGCTTTGGCGGCTTCGCTGCGGATTACGTTTATTATATCCACTTCCGCAAGTATTTGTCAGAGGCCGAGCTAGATGAGATTTACACGAGCTTAGGCGCTAACAATCAGATATCACTGTTGAATAGCGGCGGTGGCGGCACAGCCCCAACAGGCACAGTAACCATCGGCACAATCACGCCGAACTCAACGGGCGCATCAGTACCGTTTACATATTCAGCAGCTGACCAGACTGGTTTTGAGTACCGCTTAAATGGCGGCGCAGCAGTCACGGGCACAACCAGCCCGCAAGTACTAACCGGCTTAACATCGTCAACCGCTTACACTATTGAGATTCGGGCGATTAACGCATCTGGTCAGGGCGCGTGGTCTACTGCTGCTAACTTCGCAACTTCAGCACCAGCAGCGCAGGTGCCGCAGGGTACGGTTACGATTGGTACGGTAACAACAACGCAAACCACCGCGTCAGTACCATACACGTACAGCCTGAGCGACCAAACCGGATTTGAATACAGATTGAACGGCGGTGCAGCAGTAACGGCTACAGCTTCGCCTCAGTCGCTCACCGGCTTAACTGCAAACACAGCTTACACGGTTGAGATTCGCGCCATTAATGCGACTGGCGCTGGCACTTGGTCGTCGGTCAAGAACTTCACGACTGCTGCTGTGGCTACTGGCACTATCACCAGCCAGCCATTGTCGCGTAACAGCGGCACCGCGTCAGGTGTTGTATCGCTGTCACACATTGACGTCAGATTACAATCAACCGGCGCTTTAGTTGTTCGCAAAACAGGCGTAAGCACAAACGGATCCAGCGTGTTTGCGTTTAGCGACGCGGCAATAACTACAGGCTCAACCTATATCGTGTCGTGGCTTGAATCTGGTGGCGAATTTGGCATTGCTTACAATGTGGTGGCGTCATGAGTTGGCGCAGCGATAGTTCGCAGCTATTCGCTGGCAAGTGGACGTCAAGCCTTTACGCGGGGCAGGGCATCCAAGCTCAAAACATCCCATCAACAGGCGATAACGGCGCGGGGTATCTATACAACGATATCGCCGCGCAAGGTGCGGCAGCAACTGACGAGATGCGGGGGCAGATTTTAACGCTGCCTGCCGCTGGTACGTTTACGCCTTACGAGGATAGTAGCTTTAGCTTTACCGGCGCACCTGATGGGGTCTATACGTTTACCTATCGCGGGTTTCGTAATGGTGTCACCTATGGCGATTACACTGTAACGATGACGATTGGTAGCCAGTCTGCAACCGTTGATTTCGCCATGCCGCAAATGACTGTGGCGGTAAGTGGCAACGTCGTGGCGGTTGGCAACTCTGCATCTGTTAGCTTTACAATGCCGCAAATGGCCGTTGCTTCATCTAGCAGTCAAACGGTGCCGGTGTTTGCTGCAACGATTGCAGCAACAATGCCACAGATGCAGGTTGTGTGTTCTGCCGATGTTCAGGCTGTTGCGGGAGTTTCTGCCAATATCGCTTTGACCATGCCGCAGATGGCAGTCAGCGCCAGCGTGTCAACTACAGCGCCAGTAATCAGCGCCTCAGTCAGCTTTACCATGCCGCAAATGAGCGTTTACGTGCTGAGCGGTGAGTTTGATTACTATAACGGCGTCGGAACCAGAATTGAAACTCTAGCGGCGTCAACGCACATAGAGTACACTTTATAAACTAATCACGGAGTTACAAAAATGCCATCATTAAACACAGCAGCACGTAACCACATGGCTGACGCAATCGTGTCTGGCTTCTCTACTGCGACATTAACAATCCTTGCCGGTGCAACTGCTTTAGCGACTCACACGCTGACAGGCTTAACTAATTCTAACGGCGTTGTCACTGCCGCTGCGATTGCTAACGACACTATCGACGCAAGCGGTACAGCAACCAGTGTTACGTTAACGCAAGCAGGCCGCACTCTAACGCTATCCATCGGTACAAGCGGAACAGAAGTTATTGTCCCTACGCTCAGTTATGTTGCTGGCGGAACAAGCTCAATCAACAGCTTAGCAATTACTTATCCGGCGTCTTAACTATGGCGGTTTACGAAAAGCAGCTAAAGGTCGGGAAGAAAGAGCGCTACACGCTTGGACTTTCCGCGTGGTTAAATGGCGAGCCGATAACAGCGGCAACAGTCACGGCTTGCGGCGCTTTTCTGGCCGTTGATAGCTATGATATTGACGGTGACGTTATCGGATTTTTTGCAACTGGTTTGCTGCGCGGTGGCGCTGAAGTGATATTTACCTATTCAACCGCCACTCGTAGTGACTCACAAAAGCACGTTGTTGTAGTCATTGACGCTGACGCATGCAGAGTGTAAGATTTAATCGTTTCCACTCCGACACTCTCCACCATCCTGTAGTATTTCGCCCCGTTTTTACGGGGCTTTTTTATTGCGGTAAAGGTAATACGTGTTCAGGCTAATCCCAACCGCATTACACGCATCCTGCGCGGTCATGCCGTCTTTTCTAAGCAGGTCTATCTGCTTGGCTTTCTTCACTGAGTCTGCGCTCTTATCGGTTCTCACGCCGCTTTTAATGCCAGCCTCCCATAGATACTTCCTTACCATGCTGTCGTCAATATTCAGCTGAGTGGCTATCTGGCACTGTCGCAGACCTTGCTTTTTCAGTTCGAGTATCTGCATCTTCAGCGTTGATGCTTTGTGCTTGCCAATCACCGGAACGCCGTAACGGGCGCAGATTCGCTTTACTGCATCGGTTGTCAGTTCAAACTTGCTGGCGATTTTATACGGTGCCAGGTCTTTTGCTAATTCACAGATTAGCTGATGGTCAGGTGTTGCGTATTGATTCATTGGTAAGGCCGCACTGCCAGCAGATATTTCTAACATATCCATAAGTTGCTCCCGTTATCTCGCTTATCCACTTGTAAGTTAATTTCTGTTGTCGCAGCTCAATCACAAGCTGCTTTAATGCCTTGTCGCAGTCTACGCCGGACTTGATAACAGCTTCTGCTGCTTTGGCTTCTTTCTTCTTTCTTGCCTGCACTTTTTCATAGTGCCGCTGCCTTTGCGTTTTTTCTTTCGCTGGCAACGGCTTGATGAATATCGGCATGTTTATGATTGCATCCATAACACCACCGCCGGAAGTAAAATTAACACCACCAACCACGCGATGCGGTTTAACAGCTCTTTGCGCTCGCGTTGCCGTTGCAGCTGCTTGTGCTGCCAGTAGTTTGGTTTAATCATCATTATTCCTTAGCTTCTCTGCTGCAATAGCGGATAAGTGATTACAGAATTCGTAACTGTGCTGAATCTTAAATACACATCCAGTGCCATAGTCGCAGCCGGTAGATTCAACCGCAAAAAGTGTAGCGCCAAATATTTTATACGGCTGGACAACTACGCTAGGCAAGTAAATGAAAGCCATAATCTACTCCAATCTCAACACACGCCACTCAACAGTAGCATTGATAATCTCTAAATCCGGCAACGCGTCAAGCATCGCCAAATCTGCCCTTGTGCGCCAATCCAGATGCACCACCGTAGGCTTGCGCTGATGCAGTAGCTCGAATTCGCTGATGGCCTGGTTTAGTTGCTGTGTGGCGTTCATAACTCGCCCCACCCAATTTTGTCTGCGTAATTATCTTCAAACCACTTCTTATCTGCATCGCTGCAGAAATAATATATGGCATATTCACAACCTACAACAAACCCAACCCGCCCAGCTTCTGCGCGGATTTCGCGCAGGTGGTGTTGTAGGGTTGTCGCCAGCAGTTTAAGCGCCCAATCTGCCCCGTCAGTTATTACAGTTCCATCAGGTTGTAGCTCCTTGCTGGTAAAACGTTCAGAAATCACTTGGACAAACGCCTCAACAGTAGCCGCCAATGCTTCTGACTCATGCTGCGCCGCTCGCAGTTTTTGGGATAATGCATCTCGAATATCCAGTAACTCATCAATCTGTTGTTTTAATTCAATTTCTGTTAAACCGCTCATTCCGCCACCTCTAAAAACTCAACTGCTGTTTTATGATAAAAATCACCTTTGGCATCAATAAACCCGTTGCCGTATGATTTCACTGTTTTGATTTCGCCTGTGGCGATTATGCGAACTTTGGATACTTTCATAACCTTCCCCACTGCTTAGCCGCAAAGCTCAATACTTCGCTGACCTTGTGTTTATCCTGGCGACTTGCAATGGTCGCATTGTCCATTAATGACAAATCTTCACTGTAGCTGAATCGCGTCTTATCGCAGAACGCATCGACAACAGCCATTATTTGCGACTTGCATGTGCAGCCGCATAGGGCTTGTTTTGCTTCGATTAAGTTGCTCATTTCAGTAGCTCCGGATTTTGGTAGATGTCGCCGATAACTTCACACTCATAAACGCAGTGCCACGATGCCACAGGCCAGTAATCGCTGTCAGTTTCTATGCAGAATTCATATTCTTGATAAAAAACCTTTCCAAAATATTGGTTTTTCGACCCAGACTTGTCAATCAGCACAACTGATACAATATCACCCTCATAAATCTCAACGCCGTTGTTGTCTTTCAGTCCGGTGAATTGCATGAAGACAACTCCGTCAGACTTAAGGCAATCATTTAACGAATCGCCAATCCTTACATCAGAAACCATGGCTTTGTCTTTTTTTACAAAAGCCCGAAACTTAATCTCTCTACTCATATCGTCCACCTTAATTAAAGTAACCAGCATTACCAGCCATCAAAAACAAAACGCCCACACAAATCGCAACGGCAATCCACGCTATAACCCCAGCACCATCTTGGCGCTCTGGCTGTTGGTCGGTTTTGCGCGCAAAGTCGTAACGTGTCAGTGGTAAATAATCGCCATCTTTGTATCTTTTAATGCTCATCATTTGCACTCCTTTGCCCGACTGCGTTGCTGGGCGGTTGTTAATCAATAAACCAACTGCTCAAGCTGGCGTTTAAGCAGCTCCATTTGGGTGGTTGCGTTAGTGCTGATGAAGGTAATGCAGATATCCCTGCGCGCATCGCCTCCATCGTGAAATGCAACCAACAGCTGCATACTGTTCATCATTAAGCTGCACCACTTCAAAGGAACCTCACCTAGCCAACTACTAGCATTGTAAAGATACACCAGCTGCATAATCTCGCCAATTAAGCGCCACTCGTCAGGCGTTACGTCGGCTTGGGCTTGCACTGTCTTTTTGTGTTTTGTTTCCGGCGTCCAGCGGTAGGTTGACCGCAAGTTGACGTTGTGGAATTCTGCGAGCTGTTCGTTGTTCATTTTTATTCCTTAGCCAGTAACCGACTGGCGGCGGGTTGTTATGCAAACATTGAAACTAATTTGTCTCGGCTGATTTTCTTACCGTTAGCGTACCAAATAGAATTTACCACGCCTTTTTTTGAGTTTGTTCTAACGACGAAGCTGGTAGATTGAATTTGCACGCCGTCAAGCTCGCCAAACGCACAAGCGTAGTTGTCGTCTTTTATTGCTTGGTTTTTTGACTCTGCGTGCAGTTGGTTCATTAAGTCTGTGATTTTCATGATACTTTCCTCAGCTATCCGCGTTATTGCGTTTCGATGAGTTCAATATAGTTTGCCATGGCTGGCACGTCAATAATTATTTTAAATAAAAACTACTGGTCGGAGGAGTGGCGGCCGAAGCCGCCTGTTGGTTGTTAGAAATCCATATTTTCGTCAAAGTTATAGTTGGGCTGCTGCGGCATCTGGTTTTGATAACCTTGCGGCGGCGCGTTGCGTGGCTGTGGCGATTGGTTATTTTGCATTGGGTTATGCCCTTGTCTCTGTGCTTGCGCTGCCTGTTGCGACTGTCCTGTATGTTGCGGTGCTTGTCCTTGCGGTGCGAATACTGCGCCAAGTCGAGCATCAAGAATCTCAATAGAAAGATTCAGCCCATTAGCACCCTGAAACTGCTTGATGCGCTGCTTGTCTCCTGATACTTCAACTATGGCGCCTTCAATAAGTGCCTGTTGATAAAATTGAACTTGCGCTGGAGCTTTGGCGAATACGCAAAGCTCGTAGTTGCACCACTGCTCTGTTTTTGACTCCCTGCAATAATACTTGACTCCAATTCGCAAGCCGAAGCCTACGCTGTCATTTGCTTGAAATTGTGTGGCAGCTTTATTGAGCTTGCCGGTAACTGTAACGCTCATGGTTTTTCCTTACTTGATTGCGATTGTTGTAGCACCACGCTTCAGCGCAGCACCAGGAACTTCTTTGCCTGCACTTAAAGCCGCTTTAATAGCTTTCTTGTCAGGACTTGTAACCACTTCCACATTGACATATTCGTCAGGTATTTGTGATTGGTCAATAATCTCAACCGACTCAACACCTTTACGCAGTGATACAGTAAACAGCGAGCATTCAATTTTAGGAATGTTGCAAGCTTCCATGTTATGCAGCAGGTATGCCCGCAGTGATTGCTTGCGGTTTTCGATTACCTTTTTGCGCTCTTGCAATCGCTTAATCTCTGCATCAATCGCAGAAGTATCTGC